GCGTATGCGCAAGGGTGGACTTGACGTGGTGACTGATTCGGAAGAGATGCAGAGAGTCATAGACACCGAGAACGAGCGGACAAGGATGATGGGTGCCGGTTCAGTCCGTGAGCATCGTGTGTACCACGGCAGCGGAGCGGACTTCGATGCTTTCGACCACTCGCACATGGGCGAGGGAGAAGGTGCGCAGGCTTACGGCTGGGGTACTTATGTGACCGAGGTGGAAGGTATCGGCAGGACGTATGCTATTCAGAATACAACAACGCACAATGATGCTTTACGTGCATTGCAACACGATGTAGATGCCATATCTGACCAACTTAACAGACACCGGGGATGATTTGAAGTATGACGAAGAACAGCTAAAACGTGCTAATGAATGGAGAGCTGAGGCTGAACTTGCCTATGATTACCGACAATGACAAGTTCTTCCAAAAACATTATATAACCCGCACACTATTTATCATAATACAAATTATAGGATTTTTACTAACCAATTAAATATAAAAACTATGACTAAAAAACAGATTGTCACTTTATTAAGTAGTCTTACTCCATCACAAGTAAAGGATTTGCATGTAGTTTATCATAATACTCATGGCTCTTTTTCATCTCTGTATGATTATAGAACCGAAAGTTCCGCACCTAATGATTTGTTGAGAGTTCTTTTTACTGCTTATAAATTACGTGCGTGTATTAAGTATGTTCGTGTTGTTTACGTTGATTCTACCAACATGATGCATTTTGAGGTATTCGTAGATGATAGGTTTAAGTCTTGCTATAATCTTTGTGATTTTCTTTTGATTAACGATTTGGTTTAATAAACTTTAAATTATAACATTATGTCAAAATCCATTAATTATTTGGTATCAATTACTACTACAAAAATTCCTAATGCTAAACCTTACTTGGTTCGCTGTCCTGCTGACCAGATTCAAACTCTTATGTATGAGTTTCCTAATTCTGTATTCCTTGTGCAGGAACTTCCAGACTTTGAGAGTCATCCAGAGTTTTCAAGAAATGAAGGTTCAAAACGTAACTAACTAACTTATAAATATCTATCTTATGAAACCTCAAGCAAAAAAAAACTTAGTCAAATGGCTTACTTACATTTTGACTGCTATTCTCGGAGCTTTAGGCGGTAACCAATTGCCACTCTAATATTCATTTTTATTCATAGTTATTTTTTTATGATTCCTTGCATCAGTTCTAGGCTTATCAGTGTTCACAATCAGCAAATTTTGTCACCGTGTGGCAAGTGTGAGGTGTGTCTCAATAACAAGGCTGATGCAAGGAGTTTTCAACTCCTCCGCTCTATATCTTGTTATAGGTATGCTTTCATGACTACATTGACATATAATAATGAACATGCTCCTATACTTCTTTATCGTAGGTTTTCTAAGGATGTGACTTATCTTTTACAGTATGACCCCACACGTCCAGATTATATGAGGATAGTCAATCGTGATTGCCCTCTAACTGATTCTTTTGTATCTACTCTTCGTAACATTACAGGTATACAACATGGTATTACCTATGTATGTAGGTATGATGTAACTACTTTTCTCAAGCGTCTTCGTAAATATATAAACAAATTCTTCCCTCATGAAAAGATATTCTATTACCTTGTATCAGAGTATGGGCCGTCTACGTTCCGCGCACATTATCATCTCGTATTTCTCACAAACTCGGCACAAGTCGCCGAAATTCTCTCCATTGCTGTCAATTCGTGTTGGTACCATGGTTTTACAAATACAACCTTGCTCAAATCTTCCTCTAAAGCCGCTTCCTACGTTGCGTCTTATGTTGCTTCTTCCTCTTCTATGCCCTCATTATATAGCCGCTGTGACTTCCTACAAGTCTTTTCGTCTCATTCGTGCCATCAAACATTGCCTTGCTATGTATCGTCTATATCGGAAATCTATGAAAATCCCTCGGAGACATTTATGTCTACTCGTTTCTTTAATGATGGAAAATTACTTGAGTGCAGGCCTTCAAGGTCGGATAAATACTACTTTTTTCCCAAAATTTACCGATTCTCTGGTCTTACTTTGGATGAGATTACAAACGCTTATAAATCTTATAAAATCTGCTCAGAGGTCTTCCAATCCTCAAATATAAGTTACCTTGCTAATCGTGTTTATGATTACTTTTTCAACCTCTCTTCTTATGGTTCTTTTCACACTCTGTCTGTCTATAATCTTCGCTATTTGTCTCAATTCTTTCACTACTATATAAACTTTGATTATGTCACCCCTCGTTCCACCTTAGTCGGTCGCATTGTTTCCGTGCTTTCTTGTTCTCGTATTTTCATGTCTCGTATCTGTAATAATAATGAATCTACGTATTATTTTCGTATTCGTCAATTATATAACTTTTACAACTATGTCTTACCTCAATCTATCCTAACTAATTTCTATCAATCACAAGTTGATTTCTTCGCTTCTCGTCCTTTGCCAGAGTATGGCTCTAGAGATTACTATAATTTCATGCTTGCCTATCAGTCTTTCTATAATAATCCAGAACTTCTCTCTGACTATATTCATGTTTGTGGTAAAACTGATTTTACTCACCCTTATTCTACTTTTCGTTCTTTTGATTTCTCATATCTTCAGTCTATTGTTTCTTCTCAAATCGTGTTTTCTAAACGTTCTAAGATAAAATACCAAAATTCTATTCATTTAGGTCTTTAATTTCTAACTTTTAATTTTTATGCTTTATGGCTAATAAACAAAACCTTTTTTCAATGCTTAACCTTAATAATAAGGTGCATCGTGATGGCTTTGACCTTTCACATCGTAATTGCTTTTCCGCTAAAGTCGGAGAACTTCTCCCCGTTTCTGTAATTGAGTGCTTGCCTGGTGATTCTTTCAAGATTAAAACTTCGTCTTTCACTCGTACTGTCCCTTGCCAGACTTCTGCTTTCACTCGTATTTATGAGTATTATGATTGGTTCTTTGTTCCTTATCGTCTTTTGCAACGCTCTTTTAATCAAGATATTTTACAAGTCGGTAATGAGAATCCTATTTCCGCTCGTTCTGCTTCTGACCCTGTCTATTCATTAACTTCTGCCCCTCATGTCTTTTTACAAGGTATTGTAGATTTTCTTAATCGCATCGGTTCTTCTACTAATTTTTTCGGATTCGGCATTGGTTTACAGTCTGCTAAACTTCTTTCTTATCTCGGTTATGGTGATTTCATAGGTGCTTATCAAGATGGTAAGTTTCAAAAAAATTTTAATGTTAATACTTATGTATCGTTGTTCCCCCTTGCTGCTTATCAAAAAATCTATATGGATTTCTATCGTTATACACAATGGGAGAAAAATAAACCGTGGTGTTACAATTTTGACTATTTAAGCTATTCTGGTGCTTCTTCTTCTGGTGATGCATCTCTTGTTGATCTTTCTGACGTTAACTTCCTTGATTGCCTTTTCACTCTTCGTTATGCTAATTATCCTAAAGATATTTTCCATGGTCTTTTACCTAAATCGCAATATGGTGATGTAGCTACTGTTAATCTTCTTGGTTCTGGTACTGGTCTGACTAGTTCGCAACTTCTTCCTTTTAAAGGTGATGTCCGTGTTGCTGATGATTCATCTTCTGCTGTTTCACTAGGTTCTCCCCTTCCTGATGTTGGTTCAGGCCAATATGCTATTTCTTCTGATCCTGGGCTTGCTGAGTATACTTCTTTGGTTTCTACAGGTAAAGTTAATATTCCTAATTTGGCCGTCACTATCTCCTCTCTTAAGACTTCTTTTGATATTCTTCAGCTTCGTAAAGCTCAAGCCTTACAGCGTTGGTCTGAGATAACTCAAAGTGGTTCGTATGATGTCACTGACCAGATGCGTAAACATTGGAATGTTGATATTCCAGATGCTCTTTCTGATAGGTGTCGTTTCATTGGTTCTTCTAAAGGAACTGTAACTATTTCCGAGGTTGTCAATACTTCGCTTAATACTGAAAATGATGTTGCTGATATTAAAGGTAAAGGTATCGGTTCATCTTCTGATTATACTGAATTTAATACTGATGAATTTGGTGTGTTGATGTGTGTTTATCATGCCGTGCCAGATATTGACTATAACCTTAATCGTCAATCTTTTGCTACTCAGCGTGTTCAATATTCTTCTTTTGCTATTCCAGAGTTTGACCAGCTCGGTCTTGAAGCTGTCTATTCTTCTGATTTAATTAACTCTGTTGTTTTCCGAAATGCTGACCCTCGTCAACTTTTTGGCTATAGTCCTCGGTATTGGCAATATAAAACTAATGTAGATGTCGTTAACGGTGTTTTCACTACTACTCGTCCAGATTGGTGCCCGTCTTTTGGTTATCGCCAGATGCAGTATTTCTATAATACTAAAGATAATCGCTTTGTCATTGGTTCTTCTTTTTTCAAGGTTGACCCTCGCTTGATGGATAATCTTTTTGGTATCAATGTCGACCAAACTGTTGATACAGATACTTTCTACTGTGTCGCTGATTTTGATATTACCGTTGTTCGTAATCTTGACCGTTCTGGTCTTCCTTATTAATTGTTTGTTTAATTTAAAATTGATTTTTATGTCATTCCGTTTTATTTCTAAGGTCGCTCGCGATGTAGAGTATATTCCTACTGTTGATGAGGTTTTTCCCCAGCCTACTGCTTTGGATTCTATTCGCTTTGATGATGTTGCCATTGGCAATGATACTATTCTTGTTCGGCATTCCGATGTGTCTTATTTACTTAATGAGGTTCGTTTGTCTAAGGATTTACACGAGTCCGCTATTCGTGACTTAGTGGATAAACTTAAAAATTCTAGTGCTTTTGATACTTCTCGTCTTTCTGATTCTCAGTTACATTCGTTGGTACTTAGACGCTCCATGCAGTCTTTTAATGATTATCAGAATGTTTCCGACCGCTTAGACGATTTGTATGATGAACTTGTAAGTAGTGCGAAGTCTCGTTTTAAGGCTAAACCTAAACCTACTGAACCTAAACCTACTGAACCTAAATCTTAACAATTATGGCTTTAACCGATGGTCAATTAACTGCTATTGGTGCTGGTGTTAATGCCGCCTCTGGTTTAATTGGAGGCGGTATTAGTGCTATCGCTAATCGCCGTGCCCAGAAACGTGCAATTAAGTTTGCTCGTGAGCAAATGGATTGGAATGCTAAGGAAGCTCAAAAAAATAGAGATTTCCAGCGTGAGATGTTTGACGATACAAATGAATGGAATAGTGCTTATTCTCAGCGTAAACGTCTTGAAGCCGCAGGTTTGAACCCGTATCTTATGCTTGATGGTGGTAACGCTGGTACTGCTTCTTCTGCTTCTGGTGATTCTGCTTCTTATTCTTCTATGCCTAATTTCGCTCCTCCAGATTTGTCTTCTTTCACTAATGGTCTTTCCTCTGCTGGTGATAAGATTTCTGATTTCGCTATGAAACGAGCTGAAATTCGTGCTAAAAATGCTAAAAGTAATATTGATGAGATTGACGGTTTATATCGTGGTCTTAAAAATCTTTCTGAAATTGGTGTTAACAACTCTGTTCGCGATAAAAACATTCTTGAACGTCAGATGACCGAGTTTATGTTAGATTTTAACCGTGAGTTACGTCAAACTCGTATAGATTCTGAGCGTGAGCGGCTTAAAATATTGCAAAGTGAAGCCGCTCATGAAGCTGTCACTCTTGCTATGTCTGAGATCGATTTGGCTAATTATCCAGAGCAAAAGCGTTTGGAGTTGGAACAACTTTCCGCTACAATTTATAACGCTTATGCTTCTGGCTATCTGTCTTACAAACAAGCTGAAGCCGCTGTTGCTCAAAAACTCTATCTTGATGCGCAAACTGAAGGTCAACGTATATCTAATAAAGTCGCTCGTGAAACTGCTAATAGTCTAATTGGATATATGATAGCTGAAAATCGTAGCAATCAAGGATACTTTATGTCCGATCCTAACGGAGGTGAAACTAATATGTATCCAGATTGGAATGGTGATTGGAAGTCGTTTGATAAGCTTTCGCCTACACGACAAGCGTTTATTAATGGTCAACAGCGTGGTATACGTGACCATCTTAAACAGTATAGTCGTTCTAGCAGTTCTAATTATAGTTTCGGTTCTGATAACTTAGGTCATGCTACTTGGGGTTATAATGATTCCAGGACTTATTACAGATAGAATTATTCAGCATTCATATTGCAGTGTGGTTTGATGCATCACGTGTGCGCGCTTCGCGTACGTGTGAAAAATCAAACCACACTAGCTATATAAATGCTTTTGCATTTTAGTATCATTTTAATTATTTTAGCCAGTGATTTCAGCGTTATTCAACTTACAATGGTTCGCAGAACGTTTGTAAGTTGAATAAAAGGTGAATTTAGTGAGCTGAAATAATTAATAGTCAACGTTCGGACGGAGCTGAGCCCTCACACAGCTCATGCGGAGTCCGCTTTCTTATACAATGAGCGTCCCCCTTGTGGGCACCGGTCATTGTACTCTCATTTACTTGGTTTCACTTTGCACGGAGTGCGCAGGCTTTGCCTGCGTGGTCTACTTGACCTAATTAACACAAAGTGACACCGTTGCAAATGTGTTCAATAAATATGTTGTAAAACATATAAAAATATTTGGTACATACTTATATATTTTGTACCTTTGAGTATGGAAATAGATAATATAATACGGTTCATTAAAGCTGTCGCCAAATTCTATTTTTGGCTTTTCGTAGCTTTCGCTTTCGGTGCTTTTATATACTATCTATTTACTTAACATACTACAAATTATGGGAAAAACAAAAAGCTGAAAAAATACACCTTTTTTAGAACAAATGAGACATATTCAACATGCCAGCATGTAGCCATTGCGACTTCTAAACACCAATGGTTTTATAACACATCAAACTGGAGCGGCTATATCTGCCTCGTAAAAAACTTGAATACAAACTCTGCGGCATAAGCTGCCTCTCGGCTTATGCCAAATAAGCCGAGAGGGCATTGAACCTCATCCGAGCCATATCGCACATGGCAAGATTTACAAATGGAAGCGTTAAAGCAAATACCAATCTAAGAGATTCCGCCTTCAAAACACAGCCATGCGCGTGAAGGATAAAAACAGAGACGTTTTAAGCTATTTTTTCAGATAATACTCCTCAAAACTGTTATCTGTAAAAAACACGACAATCTTTGAAATCTTCTTTTCTTGTGGCAACTGGTTGACAATAGGCATATTCTGGGCAATTGACCTGGACTCTACACCCTTGAGAATCTCATTTTCCACAGGATTTGGACTGTCATGCGGGAATAATAGATTCTCACACGCTTGATCAGACGCGCAAAACTTAGGTTTTTCGCCTTCGCCAAACAAAAGCCACATCATTGGAATTTCCGGATATGTTTTATGAATAACAGAAATCACATCGTCACCAATTTTTTTGTTTTTTCCACTCAACATTTGTGAAATTGTAGGACGTGGTATGCCACAGGCATCCGCAAATTGAGATCGAGTCAAATTGCTTTCTTCTATAAATGAATTTATCCGGTCGATTATGTTGTCTGATTCGTTCATTATTGTTCAATTTTCTAAATACAAAGGTAGAAAAAACTGTTTTAAAATCCAAATTTAG